CGCTTCGGGAGCAGCAGTGATGCGTGCCGCTTGCGTAGTAACTTCTTTTTCTTGCACCTTGCGTTCATATTTTGGAACTAACATGTTACCCTCGCTTTACACATATAGCCTTGCCGTTGAACTAGCACTGCCAAGCAAAGAACTTGCGGCGTTTATTTCTCCTGCTCGTTTGGCATTTTTTCCAGCAAATAAATTTAGCTTTGATTGGCTTCTTAAATCCCATGCCTGATTTCTTGCTTGAGTTTGAGTTTCTTTAATCATTGCATCAGCATTGTATCGGATAGCTTCTTTATCCATCTCTGCTTTGGTTTGAGTATCAAGAACAATATCTTCGGCGGTGACAGATCCAGCGCCTAGCCCATTGACCGCCATTGATACTTTTTGTTCACCTTCTAATTGAGCTATATCATCTTGCAGTGCCGCCTCTTCTTTAGACGCTTCTCTATTAATTTTTTCAACATTTTCATCAGCAGCTTGCTTTATAAGTTTTGCCTGCTCATCGTTTTGTTTTGCTAAATATTGGTAATATTGTTGTTGTGCTAGGCCTTGTTGATAAGAACCATAGGCACTCATCATGCCTCCGGCCATGGTTATCGCTGCCGTTGCTGATATAGGATCACACATATTTCCTCCTGATTTCAAAATATCTAAAAGGAAGTTTTTCCTCTCCGTAAGGAAGTGGTTCATTAAACTTAGCTCCGCACCACTCAATCCACTTAATTGCTCGTTTATAACGATCATCCACATAGTTATAAATAAAATCAAAATCACCCAACATTAAATCAACCATTGGACGACTTGCTTTCATAAAACTTTTTTTAACATCATCAATCCCACTTGTTCCAAGCAACCAAACACACGCTGCTTTTTCATAAGGTACTACTCCAAACATTGCTATGGGTTCCCCACCTTTTAATATGGTCATTTTAATCGATGAAAATAAATATCCGTGAAGTAGACACGCCTCTGGTAAAAAATGTGAAGATGCCCAAATTTCGTTAATATCATCTTGTCGCAAGTTATCCTTCATTAAACAAATATCATGCAACTCTGAATCTCTTATTGTTATGTAAGCATCTTTGTAATATTCCAATCATCCTCCTAATAAGTTACATCTGGAATAATCGCCAGAATTGTTACAGGCAAAGGATCTTGCTGCCTAAACATTATCTGACCGTTGGTTGTATAATTTCCATCAAGCGATATTTCTTGATCATCAGAAAATAGATTTATCGGTTGTCCGAGTGGTTCATTAGTTCGTTGTGGTAGCTCATAAAGATGATCTTCATCAACTCCGACAAGACCTCCCCTTGAATTTAAAAATTTGATCATTACTTGTGAAATAATTTTAAGACGACCTTGTGATGTACCATTCTGCATGGCCGGATCAACACTTAATGTGCAAAGTTCTGATGTGTATGGCAATCCAACATGTGCAATTGATACTGGTGAATCAAGTACAATCTGACCGCTCGTTACAACTTTTTTATTTTGGACACTGCCATCTCCAAGGATAGCAACCGTCTTTCCTTCAAGATGATTAAGGCCAGTAATTGTATCAACCACTAAACGAACATTTCCACCAGATATATAATCTGTGCTTGTTGTACCATCCTCATCAATTTCGAAGGTATCAGTTGTTATATTTGAAATTTCATATCGTTGCCAATTAACCAGCGAAACCAACGAAACAATTTCATCAATTGTTAGTGTTGTTTCCATTAATCCAACAACATCAGAAATATCAACAGTGTCTCCATTAGATAAACCGTGAGCTGAGCAAGTAACAACTAACTTCATTCCGCTTTTTGTAATATTAGAAATAACCATCGGTTGATCATAAGTAAGTCCGCAATCAACAAAGAATTGATCTCTTACTTCGGTAGATTCCATTCTTTGAACCATTTTTTCAATAAATCTTTTATTTCCACGCTTAACAACAAACCATATTTCGTGATAATTTTCTCCTGGAATGGATGCTATCGATTCATATTCGCCATCTGTCTCATGTAGTGACCACGCAAGAATCTCTTGCTCTTTATGATAGGTTAGAGAAATTAATTTACCATCATTGCAAACAAACCAGATAATTGAATCAGGAGATTGTTGGTAAGCAGCCTCGACAATTTTTCGTCTTTCAAAAAGATGAGTTGATAATATACTTAAATCATCCCCGTCAAATCCGCCTTTAGAAAAATCATAGGCAATATCTCGCACAAGTGACCCCATAGATTCAGCAAATATTGCACGTTTACCAACTACAACTGGCTCCATATCAGAACAGCCCCTATATCCTTCACATTCTGCTTTAATTGATGTTGGTGTGATCGCATCTTTCGATCCGGGCCCAATTGACCACTCAGTAGCAGATGTTAATGCTAAAATATTGCTTAAGGGAACAAGGCTTTTAATTCCATTCATTTTTCGAGATGGAAGACATAATGAAATTGAATCTGAATCAACCAAAGGAGATGATCTTCCAAAGTCATAGTAACTTCCAGTTTTAGATGGCCAAACAGTTTGAGGTTCTGTTTTGGTTGCTGCCAATGTTAAGCGGTCTTGGTAAAAAACCACAACACTTGGAAATCCTCTCTCTATTGACCAACTTCCTTCTGACCAATCGCTTGTTACTGTTGTATGACCCAATTCTTTTAAAACAGTTATAGATGCTGTCATGGAGTCAGTTACTGCTGTTACTTTTACAATCCCATTCGCAGTCCATGGTTCAGCTATTAAATCAGCACTAATTGATCCACTTATCCATCCATATGAGGCAACCCTGAGCAAGCAAATATCGTCTTCAGTTCCATATGTGTTAACATTAAAATCGTCATTCGATGACCATGGGCCGCCTAAAGTTGTCCATGTTGTACCGCCATCTAGCGATCTTTCCACCTTTACTTTGCCGCTCCAAACACCGTGTGTGATAAATCTCCATGTTTTACCAACTCGTAATGACGCAGAATTACCATTTCCACTTATTGTCATCGCCAACGATTCAGCTTGAACATAGTGTCTTATCTTAAACAATGCCCCTATGTGTCCGGATGTAAAAATATCAAAATCTGACTCTAACACTCCTGCAAGTGGATCACTGGGTGATGTTTTATTTGAGGTTAAAGTTTTTTCTTCATCGAAATTACTTGGCATAAATGGGCCATTAACAAACGGCAAAGTGAATAAATCCCAACTATCATGTGCAAGTCTGGTAAGTGTTCTGGGAACATGATTAGGATGAACAATATATAAAACATCTGCTGATTGGGTAAATTTTAATTTAGGCAAATCAGATTCCTGATATTCTGTTACTATTTCGTAAATCGTTTGTGGAGTCCAGTAATCTGGATAAAGGTCTGGTTGTTTGGTTATATGAGTTTGAATGCAATAATAAATTATTCCATTGTAGGTTACATAATCACCTTCGTGATATCCATCTGGACTTGATGACCAAGTTGGTGCACTACTTACATTAATTGCCCCACCGTCCATATAAAAACGGCAATACAAATGCCCGAACTCAATCACATAAGCCTGCTCTACTGAAAATTCAAATGGAACTACTCTTGATTTTTTATCATTAAACTTTGACCCAGTAATGAATTTATCACCAGGCCTATTTGAAGCTCCGCCTTGCGGATGAATAATCATGTTTTTTGATGTTTTTAATCCAGAAGCATATCTAGCTAAATCAACTCTAACACGAAGGCTTGGTGAAAGTTCACCAGAGGAAAAAGATGGTTGAATTAACCGTGTTTGCATCGTCTACCTCGCATTGATATAAGATGAGGTTGGATTTTTCTTAACATATCCTGTTGAAGCATTGACTGCTTTCGCTCTGGAAATAACTTCTGCGTATAATGCCATCAAGTTTTTACCAATATTAATATCTCCAGTTAGCGGCTTAGCGATCAATGATCCCAAATAGTACGAAATTGCCAAAACACACAACGGATCATAAAGTGATGTATCTAAAACCTGAAATGTGTACTCCGCATAGGCCGGAGATATTCTGGCAGCAATACATTTTTGCAAAGTTGTAGGTGTCATCATTTCTTTAAATTCTTGAGGTTTATCCTCATTCAAACCACTCTCATCAAAAACAGAATGAACAAGTAAACATCTAGCAGGATAGGCATATAGATATTCCCAACCAATAATTGATTCTCCGCTAATCTCTGCTAGTGTTTCGGTCATTGTTGAGAAGTTCCACTTGTGATCTCTCAACACTGCATCTCTAGCAATTGGATAAAACTGATTACACCTGATTGCACTTGGCAACGCTTGAGTGAGAGAATTTATCGACTGATTCCCAATATGTCCCAAAGCAAGATTACAAATATCTACTTCTGATGCCATACAATCCTCTCAAAAGGGAGTCGACAAAAATCGACCCCCTCGTTTTTAATTACTCTTTTTTTGCATTGGCCTTATGGTCACTAACTTTTTTGACCTCTTTATTTTTTTCCAAGGGTTCAAAATGACCTGGAATATTCTTCGCATCTGCATCAGCAATATCATCAGTTATTTCGTCCTTAACCCAATACTTCCCTTGAAAACCGTAGCAATCGCACTTAACTTTGAATTTCATAACTAACCTACATTCACGTCTGGTGTTATGAACGCATCAAATTTACCAGCAGTAAGTGGGCCGGTACCGATAACGTAATTAACTCGAACAAACTTTCGTAATCCAATAGGAAGACGAACTTTTACTGGCTCAGAGTTAAGAGTTAGAGCTGCTTTTCCAATGGCACCTGAATCAAAGTGAGTGGTAAGGTTTGTACCAAAACCTGAATCATCAGCACTTTGAATTTGAAAATTTACAGTAGCAGCTCCGGCGGCTAACGCTGCTTCACGGACTTGAGTTATAAGCCATAATTCACTACCCAAAGCATCCGCTTTCGATCCTTGATCAATGATATTGGCCGAAGGTGCTGTGACGGTTACTATTTGAGAATCTGAAAGTTTTAAATGTGCATCTAAAATCATAAAATCTCCTATTAATAATGGCGCAAGCTTTCACTCACGCCAAAAGGTTAAAAAATTAATTAAGCTACAATTCTGCTTTCTGTGTTAAGAATCGCATCCACTCGTCTTATTGGTATTCCTAAGAACCTTGTTACAAAAGTTCCATCTTCAAGATTTTGAATGGTCAATTGTGCATTGGCCTTATTCATTGCTTTGATATCAAGAGCTGTTTTAACTTCTTTATTGCAATACCAAGCTGCTCTGCCTGATTGTAAATCTGGAATCTTGTTAACGGCCTTAATCATCATGTTGATTAGGTTTGCTGATGTATCACTTGTCTCACCAGCAGTAGCAAGTGCAACAATATCCAAGTTACAAATTCGAGATACAAATCTCCAATCTCTCAAAGCAAGACCTAGCTTTGCTTTATATTGGTCAATGAAGGCCATGAATTTTGAATTGGTTCCTGTTCCATCGTCGATCAGCATTTTTCCCAAATCTTGGTGGTCAATACCAGCCTTGGTATTTTTTGGAAAAAATCCATGAACAGTATTCTCTCCCCATTCAACCAAATAAAGAGATGTATTAACCGATCCAGTTCCTCCACCATCTATTACGTTGGCAGACGACTCAACGCTTGCATTTAAACTTGAATAATAGTATGCAAGCCCGGTAAAACGCTCTGGATTAGTTAAGCTGTTACCATAGATCAAAGTATTTGCCAGAGTTTGAGACATTGCTTCAATGTAGGGAGCGTTTTCAGATAATCGTAATCCTGGGCCGTCATCTGCTAGTGCGATAAGCTCTTCGTCAACTTGCCCTAAACCTTCGAGCATACCAGCGGCAAACTCAATTTGCTTGGTTGATGATTTGGAAGGCTGAACACCTTTGTTTATCTGTCTCCATGCCACAGCAGGAAGTCCAGTTCTTATTGTCGTTTTATGACCAGTTTGAGTATTCCCAGGGATATTAACCATATCGATGAGAATTTCGTTTTTCTTGGTCATCATTTCGACAATCTTAGCAATCTTGCCATCTTCGATTCGTTTTGCGTGATCTAGTAAAGTTAAATTTGTGTTTCCAATAGTTGCCATAAATACTCCTTATTTTTTGTTCATGTTTGGATAAAATAATTGTGCGTCAGATTTCTTTTCTGGTGCACCTCTTCCGCTCTCAACATTATCTTCGCTAATTGCTTTTCCAATTTTGATAAGCAACGATGCTAATCCTGGGTGATTTCCCATTCCTGTCTCTTCAAGAAACTGATTAAACTCTGGTGAACCAAAGCGATCTCTTACTCTTGCGGCGTAACCCATTTCTTTATCAAACTCTTGTCCGACCGCTTTTCTAGTTTGGGTTTTCCAATCTTCTTTAATTTGATTAAATTGACTTTGGGCCGCATCAGCGCTTTGCTTTACGAACTTTGATTGAAGATCAACCAATTTTTGAGCTGCCTCTTGATTGAGATTTAATTCTTTCGCCAAAGTTTTAAATTCGCCTGTAATTTCCTTGTCGAGTACCATTCCTTCGGGAAGTTTAAAGTCAATGTACTCTTGTACTTTTGTTTCCGTTGGTTTGGTTTCCTGATTAACTACCTTATCGTTTGCATTGATTTTTTGCTGGGATTGCTCAGATGTTTTATTATCGGCACTACCAGTGTTGTCTTTTGCATTCGCAAGAAGTGTTTCATTGTTTCCGTTAGCTGTACCAGCTTCCTGTCCAACGGCTGCTTCGTTACTCATCACCTTTCTCCTTGTTTATATTTGCAACGGACTTCTGTTCGCTGATATACTCACGCTGCATTTGATTAAATGAATCAGGTGCAATTTTCATGAGGTCATCAAGGAAGATAAGTCCTATTACTCTTTTTCCTTCGTTGAAAAATATTTTATGTTCATCTGCCAATGAGGTTTTAAAAATTCCGCATTCTGAAAGAAGTCTCCAATAAAGCCTCCTTCCATCTGCTGTTTTTACTATTTTCTTAATATCGTTAAGCTCTCGATCTCTTCTTTGTTTTTCTTGCTCAAGAATTTTTTTATTTTCCTCTTCGTACATCACGACTGCCCCCCTGTTCCCATAAGAGCATCAAGAGCACTATTTTGACCTACTGGGGTATCTGAAAGAACTTTTGCACCTTGTACTGCATTCCCAACTGCTTGTTGCATTTGTGCTTGTTCAGCAGCTTTCTGGGCAGCTTGACGAATTTCCGCTATCTCTTCTTTACTTCTAATTATGTCATCTGACCCAACCATTTCACCATATCTAACGGCTGCCTTATCCCAATTGATGATATCTAACACTTCTGGTTTAATTGCGGCGATTGTTCCAACAAAACGTGTGTGCTGTTCAATAGCAGTTGTACCAACCATTTTTTGAGCTTGAGCTAATACTGAAATATATTCTATTTTTAATTCCATTCCCTGAATTTCTTCAGGAGGTGGAGGTAGTTTGCCTGCTCTTAGGGCAATATTATATGTGCGATTAATCGATGGATCTAAAAATTCATCTTTAATTTTATGAATAAATGGCCCGCATTGAATTAATTTTTCTTCATGTCTTTCAGCAACCTCTCTCGCTGTAACACCTGATCGATCGTCATTAACCATCATTAAAAATAAGTCTTTATAAAAATGACTATCAATTTTTTGTTGTGTTTTAAAAATTGTATTTTCGATCGCTTGAATGTCAGGATTGATTTGATATAGAGGAGCTAGACTTCCATCTTGAATATTAAAATTAATCCCACCCGGAAGTGTATTTGGGCGATCTCTACCATTTGTCCTAACTGGAGGATCATTAAGTTTTGCGAGGGCAAGCAACTTATCTTTTTGAAGCACTTGTAACATCTTAACGTCACCCAATGCTTTCCATCCAGGCCCTTTACCATAAACACTTGATGTACCAACTACGCCCCAACGTGGAGCATGTATTGGAAACTCTTCAAATCCGCTTACAGACAAATATTTCTCGTCTTGGTTGCTGACTTCCCATTTATAAGAACGCCAACCCATATTACGATTGTCGATTTTGCCTGAAATCCTTTCAGTATTGGGAATTATCAGATGTCGAATAGTTATGTATTGATCTAAATTTTTGTTGTTATATTTATTTTGTGTTTCTATAGATACGTTATCAATACCAAAATCTTTTACTACTTGCTCAACAGTTTGCTGATATTCCCTGGCAAACTTATCAACCTTTCCTCTTATATCAACGCCAAGATAAAATTCTCCTACAGTAAAATTTTGAAATCGAGTAACAGTATAATAATCTTCAAACTGTCCGACAGCTCCAGTGGCAAAGCCACCAAGCTCTTCATACATTGAATGACCTGCTCCATAAAAATTACTTCGTGAAAGAATTGAATAAATAATATCTTGAACAGCGCTTAGATAAGGTCTTACTGTTCTAAATTCTGCAAGTTCTCTGTCTTGTAATCCAATCCTAAAAAAAGGATGAGCTTCAGATGTAAGCGTTGATGCAATACCAGATGCCAGTGTTTCATTTGCACTAATCCCAGTAGCATCAAGAATTACCTTATGATCAATCATTTTTCCATCATTGGGAATTCCATTAAAACAACCACGATTCGGGCAAATATATTTCGAAATCTCTTTATGAGATGCAAGCCAGCCCTTGCTTTCGTACTCTTGTTTTAGGCCGTCAAATCTTTTGTTGGCATCTTTCTTTTCCATCACTGCCCCAATTTTGTTTTTGTTCCGCTTGCCGTTGCGTTTGAAATCGTTGCTTTGCTCGACGTTTGATTTTTACTGATTGTTCCAGCAAGGCCTTGTTGAAGTGCTGCGAGTTTTCTACGTTTTTCTTCCTCGGCAGCAGTATTGTTTACAGAACCTACATCAGTAGGGTTAGCTGCCACAGTAGATGGAGCTGATTCCATTTCAGGTGCTTGTTCTCCAGAACCAAACATTCCTCCCATAATTGGTTTAATAACGTCTTCACCAAGCATAGAGGTAACAGGCCTAACCACTTTCCCGAAAGCACCAGCGGCAGGTTTTAAAAATGTATTAATCGATGATGACCAAACATTCGCAGCTTTATTAACAGCTCCACCCATAACTAACTCCTTAAACTTGCAAACGGATCGAAATCATTGCTTGCAAATTCCAATTTATGTTTTTTGTATTTTGATGAAACAGGATGAGCAAACGTCAAACACAAAGCATCGGCACGGTTTGGAGATGCAAGACCTCTTCGCTTCATGTCTTTTTTGCTTTCAAGTAGAAGTTTTCCATCGAGTCTTGAAATTGTTTCAGGGCCTACAAGATCAGCGTGAAGGATTGGATCTGCTGGAATTGCTCCACCTTCTTTGAGCCAGTCACGAGTAAGCTTCCACATTTCAGCACGTTTATTTAAACAGCCGAGATCGCCTGATTTTTCGGCGAAGCTTACTAACTGCCAATTTCTCCCTATAGTTTTGCCAGCACTAACTATGCCTGTTCCGTAGCCCATATCGATAAAAACTGCGTCTGCTTTTTCTTGATCTTCATAATTTGCAACAATGTTAGCGACCTGGATATCGTTATCATTTTTGGGAAAAGTTCTTAGTATTTTGAAATATAATCCCTGTCTCAAACCAATAACAATTTCATCGTCCCCCTCCCACGCTGGGTCAACAGAAATAATTTTTGGTGCAAAACTGTATTGCTCTTCACGTAAATGTTTACCGTAAGCGGCATCAACATCTTCGATGGATATAAATTGCTTAAGAGAAGCATTTGGAAACATTCCACGAACTCGAACTTTAAAAAAATCAGAGTCGACTCCATAATCTTCTTCCCATTGATTGATCTGCGCTTTATTAGTGCCCTCAACCGTTCGTGAGTCGATCTGAGAGCACGCCCAACGGTGCCTAAATCTTCCGAAGCACTCTTTGAAACGTCCGGTGTTTCTCGTTGGGTTTCCGAATGCCGCCCAAATAATTTCTGTGTTTTCATCGGTCAAAGCACCTTCGGCAACTTCCCAGATAATATCAGGTATTGCCGATGCCTCATCGAATATTAAAATAACTCGCTTACCTTCGTTGTGTAATCCAGCAAACGCTTCTGTATTTCTTTCAGACCATGGAACCATGTCGATGCGCCAAGTTTTCTCATGATCTTTATCCGTTGAAAAAATTGCAGTGGCAGTGAACTGAAACCAGTGCTTATTAATTGAAAGCCTGTGCCATTTGGCAAGCTCCGCCCACGTTTTGGTTTTTAATTGGGTTTCGGTGTTAGCAGTAACAACCCCCTTGGCATCTTCAAATGTTGATATGGCCCATAAAATAATCCAAGCAACCAAGGCAGATTTTCCAATACCGTGACCAGAAGCAATTGCATAGCGAATCGCTTCCATTACAGTCACTGATCCAGCTTTTAATTTCTCACCTATTTCAATCAATACTTTTTTTTGCCATTCACGGATCTTTTTTCCAGCAAGCTCACCCTCACCCCATGAAAAAACAAATCTTACGAAATTATATGGATCATGTTTGTGCTTCATGATCTCTTTGATGAGTAGTAGTTCTGCCTCACGATTATTCTTCAACACGCAGCCTCGCTTTCCTGATCTCATCTGCCAGGCTCATGTCAGTTACTTCTAATTTGTCTGTAAATAATTTCAGATGTCGTCCGAGATTTTCGAGTGATCTTACTTTGTCCCAAAATTTAATTTTTTTTGTTAATCCAATTTGAGTACGTTCTTTTCCAAATCCTTCAAAGAGTTCATTAACCTCTATCGAGGATATTGCTTTACGAACTTCGATAGGTATTTCATGAATAGGTTTGAGAGTTCCGTCTTCGTTAAAAGCTTCGGCGATATCAGTAGTGGCAATTTCTAAAAGACCTTTCAAAACAGTGTCGGCATTGACTTCTGTTCGATCAGCTCGCTCATTAGCAAGTTCTTGAATTCTTTTTTGCACACCATCATTTACCATCAACCGTGTGGCGTTTTTATTGGCAGCTTTTTCGCTGGATGATTTGTAGACTCTTAGATATGCCTGAGTGGCGTTGAGATCAACGATGTATTCTCTGCAAAATTGTTCATGTTTTTCTTTTAGGTTTGCCATTACCTCAAGGGTAAAAGCAAAATCTTTGTGAATCTATTTATATTCGGGATGTCGGATTAGGTTATCTAATTTGATTCTTTATATTTATATTCCCAACACTCTTATTTAAAGAATCTAACAGTTTGGTTTTAATCGGAGATTCTGGAATGTTATTATTAATAAGCTCCCGAGTTGCATTTACTAATTCTTCAAATTTCTTTTTTTCAGCCGAAATATAT